GAGAGACTATTTAGTCTCTCTTAATTTGTAATTTTAATTTTTCATATTCTTCTTTAACACTCTCTGCATTAATTATAAAGGTTCCTGGATTTAACTTATCATAATGATAACCTAAAAATACAGGTCTTATTTCATCAGCATTATCATCGTCAATCCATTCATACTTAATCATCTGATCAAAAATTATTTGTGCAGCATTAATCTCATCGAATTTATGTTTTGATTTACGTATAAAATAGAGTCCTATATGCCAAGGTTTTGAACCAGTAAACAAAGTTTCAAAATACTCACGTTTATCAATCCACTCCATCTGAGTATTTTCATAGTATTCTTTACATTGTTTTGAAGCAATTATAAAACCACTCTTAGTTATCTGTTTGGAGTTTTTTAAAGACGGAGTATTACCTGGCATCCATATAGCTTTAGAAAGGGGCTTCGTCTGTTGTATCGTGTTTATCACTTAATAATTTATACTTTAATTCTTCAATAAGTTCTTTTGCTTTATCTATTCCTTTTTTCTTTATAAAATCTGAAATGTCTTTAGCAAATTCCTTCTTATTGGTAAATGACAAACATTCTAAACCAAACTTCTTTCTATATTCTATCATTGAACGTTGACCACTTCTATCCCAGTCATAGTTGACTATAATGTACTTAAACCTTTTAGTAAGAGCTACATATTGTTTGGTGGAGATAATAATAGATTCAGCTTGTGGAGCAACTGCTGGTATTCCTAGTTCATAAAAAGACATTACATCTTTCAACGATTTAGTTATAACAACTATATTACCTATTTTAGGAAGTTGTTTAGCTCCTTGAAGTTTATTAGTATTTAATAAGAACCGATAGTGTTTTCTAATTGGAAAGTACATTTTCCATAATTCACGACCTTCTTCTTTACCAAAATAATAACCATAAATAGGACTTTTAATTGTAGATGAATAGAGATAATTACCATTAAGAAATACAGATTTAATAGAGTGAACATTAAACTTATCGAGTGTAGATTTAGTTATACCAAATTGTAACCACCATTGAAGTTGTTCTTCTCTAAAATCTTGTATTTCAGCTTGTATTATTGTATAAGTTTTATTATTTATAATAGACCCATCATATTGAATTGCTGGTTCATTTGTAGTAAAACCACGTTTCTTCTCAATATTAAAGTCATGAGAAATGATATTAATAGCTTTACCATAACTAACCTTATATTTCTCCATTACAATATCTATAAAGTTTCCATGAAAGCCATTACTCCAATCTTTGAAAATAAGTTCCTTATTTGCTGCTCGATAAAACGAAGCGGTAGGATGTTTATCTTCTCGAAGTGGGTTTATATGAAGGTTTCTATCTGGGATTATCCCAAGATAGAAACTCATAACTTCTTCTTCTTTTAACTTATCTAATAAAAATTGTTTGGTAATACGAGGTGAACTAATACTTATTTGCATTTAACTGCAAAGATACACTAAACTAAGTCTAAATCTAAATCATCATCAACATCAAGGTTAGATTTAGCGTTCTGAGTTGCTTTTTGTTTTGCCATATCAGTTGGTTTAGCTGTAGCTTGATTATTGATCTTTTCAAGTTCTTTAGCAGTAAAAGTTAAATCCTTACCAATAAAATTAGTACGAGGAAATGTATCATTACCTTCTTCATCAGCTTCTTTACGAAGACCAAGTACAAATGATGGGAATACACCTTTACCATCTTTATTTGGTACAAGTTTAATTTGAGTTTGTACACCTGCTGACTTCGCAGTAGCTTTAAGCATAAACGCTTTGATATTCTTCCAACCATCAAGATTGACTTTACCTTTCTTAGCTATTTCTTGTGCAGTTTGTGCTGCTACAGCTTCAATTAAGTGAGAGAATAGATGACCTGTTTCTTCAGCATTAGAAGGATTCTTACCACCAAAGGTATTATCTTTACGTTCATCATCACCTGGTTTTGGTTCAAATACTGTATGCTCATAAGTCTTACCAGCTAAGTCGCCTACGCCTTCAAATTTTATCTTTATAACGTCGAATGACGCTGATTTATCTTTCTTTTCAATAGTTTCGTTAGTTAAACTAACAAACCTTACATCATGAATACCTGGAGTTAATTGTCCACCTTGTTTAGATTGGGTGTTTCCACCTAATGTCATTTTCATACTTCTACTTAATTAATCAATATCGAGTTCAAAATTAATCTCTTCACCTTCTTCTATATCAGCAAGAAAGTCATCGTCATCTAAATCTCCAATTGTTTCATCTTTTAAAGTGGCTTTACTATCTACATACTCATTGTAATCTTGTTCATCAGTATTTTCAACTTCTTGCCTTATAAGTTGTAAGTATCCTTCTGATTTAAGTTTATATTTAAACTCAGCTCCCGGAGCTCCAAGCTGTTCACTGTTCTTACCTTTAACTGATACAGTTAAACCTTTCGTAATTAAATTACCACCTTTTGGTTCTTTAGCTACAAGTGGATTAAGTAACACAGGTTCTGGATTAAAACGTACACATACACGATCACCAACAATTAAACCCATAAGCCCTAAGACTTCTTCATTAAGTTGTAATGATGCACCATTATATGTTACTTTATCTGTCACTAAAGCTTCTTTCTTCTTTCGAGGTTTAGAAGCCTTCTTTTCTTTTGGTTTCTCTACTTGTTCAGTAGCACCATTTACACTAACTTCTGAGACAGCGTTCGTCTCAGGATCAAAATTAAAACTTATTTTTATCATTTATTCGTTATAAGCGTTTATAGCATCTACAACAAATTGTAGATCATTTGGTATTAACTGATCTTTAAAACAATCCATAGGAGTTTTTGCAGTAGTAGTACCGTCATTTTGAGTTTCAAAATAATAACCTACCTTATCAGAATCTTCCTCACGTACTATTTTAGTAAAGAACACATAAGTAAACAAACCTTCAATACTGATCGCATTATCTAGTAATTTCATAATTTTTGAATAAGCTTTTCTTGGTGTCGTCAACACACTTATTCTCCAGTGTTTCCACTGGTATGGGTCATATCTTTAAATTCGTTATAATCCTCCAAATACATCCATTTATAACCGGCAGACTTTTTAAATTTCCCTTGGCAACATCTCATTAAAGAACTTGAGTCAACACTATAAAATCTAGCAGGATCTATAATACATTCCCACTCTTTTATAAACTCTAAAGTTTTTAAATCTAATTGTACTACCTTTCTACCTTGATTCTTTACTACTACAGCTCTTATATTAGCTTTAGCTGTATCTGATTTAGGTATACCTTTTAGTAATTTAGAATGTCTCTCTTTAAATTCATCAGTTCTCTTTTGTCCTCTGTTAGCAGCAGCTCTTTTTTCAATACTTTCTGCTGAGAAAACTTGTCCTTTATTGCCATCTCCACCATTAGTTAGATTGGTAAGTCTGAATCCCCAAGCTCTAAATTGAGCTATCCAGTAACTTTCTAACCATTCCCAATCATCTGTACTCTCTATAGAATCGAGAAGTTCTATTTTAGGGAATAAATCTAATTTGAGTAAAGATTGAATCCAATTACAATTGTGATTTTTATATCTCTTAACTCTGGCATCAGAAATGTGGTTAGTTAATCTTTGGTTTAACGTACGGGATGTTTTACCGATATATCTGATTTCATTGGTTCTGGGATCGCTTAGCGTATAGATATTAATCATAACGCAAAGATACGAATTTATCTACTGTTTTGCAAATTTATTTTAACATTTAAATTCACTACTTCCCGTCAAGGGAATGACCTCCACACACGCCTGGGATTAATCCCTGCTTGGCTCGGTATTGCCATATCCATAGGACTTAGGTTTCACCGAATTAAATAGATACAGGCAATTACTTACCAATAGTCTTGAACTTTCTTTGTGGATTTAAAACATCGCCAACATTCTCTTCATGACCAAATACAAAAATCTTTAAATCTTCTCTTAAATCAGATGCTGTAGATAAGATATTATAGAATTCAGATGCCATCTCAGTAAAACGACCATAGCCTTTATCGTTAATCTTATCCATATTACTAAAGGCCATAACATAACCAGCGTCATCTAAGATAACTTGTTTAATATCAGGACGCTTTTGATCAATATACTTCAAGACTTGAACTATATTACCACTTTTAGAAGTATTTAAAAGATTACCTTTTTCCTTATCTACTGTAAAGGAGTGATAATTCTTCTTATAACCTTTTATTGGAAGTGGTTTCTTTGCAACATTTATAATAAAGGTTTCTTGTGGATCTAGAGTACGAATACTTGATGACTTGCCTGTTCCTGGAGGCCCAATTACAGCGATTAATTCACTCATTTACATTTAACATATTTAATTAACTTTGTCGATCTTGTCTTTAAGGTTAATCTCTATATTAAAATCTCATTTTAAAATTAACTGGAGTAGGTTTAACTTCTACTTCTTTCTTTGGTGGTTGTAAGTGAAGGAACTGTTCCATATCATTTTCTTGTAAACTCCTTGGTTCAGGCATTTCACGCCATAGTCCAATACTTCCAAAGAAATTAAGACCTATACTTTTATCACTTTCTCCAAGTCTAGCTTTTAGTACTTGAACTGCTCGATAATGATTTTTAAGTATACGTATGTTATAATCTTTATGTGAAGTCATCTTCTCTCTCCAAGGATGAAATATTGCAAGAACAACTTCTGCGTCTTCTGAAGGTCCACCACTATC